TCTGCGGTCTGCCCTTCTACCGCGCTCGCAACGTGCATGCTTCCCACACTGGCACAGTTGCGCCGCGTCCAGCTTCACCCAGTAACAAGACAAAGGAATAATTATGGCTATTGAAAGAGGAATAGGGGCAGGGGGAGATCTTGCGATTCCAGAAGAGGCACTTCAGGCCGCAATTGATGTTGTGGAGTTGCCTGCCCAGCCCGGAATTATGGAGATGGAAGACGGCTCTGCGATTGTTGGCGAGCTTATGCAAGACGATGCAATGGCCGCAGAGGACATTCCTTTTGATGCCAACTTGGCTGAATATATTGATGATTCAGATTTAAGCTCTATTGCTTCAGACCTCATCAACGAAATCGAAGAAGATATGTCCTCTCGTCAGGAATGGGAAGACACTTACAAGCGCGGCATTGATTTGCTTGGCATGAACTATGAAGAGCGCTCTCAGCCGTTTGAAGGAGCGTCTGGTGTTGTGCATCCGCTTCTTGCTGAGTCAGTAACGCAGTTCCAAGCGCAGGCTTACCGTGAGATGTTGCCAGCAGGTGGCCCTGTTCGCACACAGGTTATGGGCGTTGATAATCCAGAGGTATCTCTGCAAGCCCAGCGTGTAAAAGACTACATGAACTATATGATTACCTACGAGATGGAAGAGTATGACCCTGAAACGGATCAGATGCTTTTCTATTTACCGATTATTGGTTCTACTTTCAAAAAGGTTTACTTTGATCCGCTTCTGCAACGTGCAGTAAGCAAGTTCGTTCATGCCGAAGATCTGGTTGTTCCTTATGGTGCGACAGATCTGGTCACATCTCCTCGTCTTACGCATGTTATCCGCATGGATAAGAACGAAGTCCTGAAGCTACAGCTTTCAGGCTTCTATATTGAGACAGATATTAGCGGCAGCATGGACTCAGAGGATTACAGTGAGATCCAAGAGTCTGTTGATAAGGCGCAAGGCGTACAATTGTCCGGTTCTGGCTCCGAAGAAGTGGTGCTGTACGAAGTTCACACCTCTCTTGATCTGCCCGGCTTTGAAGATGTTCGCCAAGATGGCGAGCCTAGCGGCCTGAAGCTTCCATATATCGTGACAATCGTTGAATCTACAGGCGAAGTTCTTTCTGTGCGCAGAAATTACGCTCAAGAAGACCCGCTAATGCGTCAAAAGCAGTATTTTGTGCATTATAAGTTCCTTCCCGGCCTTGGTTTCTATGGATTTGGCCTAACACACATGATTGGTGGCTTGTCGCAGGCATCTACAAGCATTTTGCGGCAGCTTATTGACGCTGGAACACTTTCTAATCTTCCGGCAGGCTTTAAAGCGCGTGGCGCTCGCATTCGTGACGAAGATGAGCCTCTACAGCCCGGTGAATTCCGTGATATTGACGCCGCAGGCATGGACATTCGACAGTCGCTTATGCCATTGCCGTTTAAAGAGCCTTCACAGACCCTCTACAGCCTTCTAGGCTCCCTGATAGAGTCAGGTAGGCGCTTTGCCTCAATGGCCGATATGAAGGTCGGAGAGATGGGTGGCGAGACTCCTGTTGGCACGACTATGGCCATCATGGAACGCGGCACCAAGGTCATGAGTGCTATTCACAAGCGCTTGCATTATTCGCAGAAGATAGAATTCAAGCTTCTGGCAAATGTATTCGCTCGTTATATGGCTCCTATGTATCCATATGCTGTTCCGGGCGCACCGCCAGAGATCAAGCAGGCTGACTTTGATGATCGTATTGATGTGTTGCCTGTTTCTGACCCGAACATCTTCTCTATGTCACAGCGCATTGCCTTGGCTCAGACGCAGCTTCAGCTTGCTCAGTCAAACCCAGAGATTCACGGTGGTCCGCAAGGTCTTTATCAGGCGTACAGAAAAATGTACGAGGCTCTTGGTGTAACAAACATCGACAGCATTTTGCCTGCCCCGCCACAGCCACAGCCGATGAACCCTGCAAAGGAAAATCAGGAAGCTTTACGCAACCAGCGCTTGCAAGCATTCCCAGAGCAAAATCACGCGGCTCACATTGAGGCTCACTTGGCTATGCTGTCTACGCCTGTGGCGCAAGCAAATGCCAATATCATCATGACAATTCAAGGACACATTTCCGAGCATATTGCGATGATGTCAGAATTGCAGGCACAGCAAGAAATTACGTCAGAGCTAACGCCTGAAGCGCAAATGATGATGCAACAGAATCCACAGATGATGCAGCAGGTTCAGAATGAGATTCAAAATAGAGCGGCAGAGATTGCTGGCGAACTCACTGAACAGTATGCACAAGCAGTTGCTCCTGCTGACCAATCTGATCCGTTGGTAGCAATCAGACAGCAGGAGCTGTCCTTACGAGGTGCCGAGATCCAAGAAAAGGCTCGGCAGTTTGAAGAAAGGCAGCAGTTGGAGCGAGAGAAGGAGCGTAATGATATTCTCTTGAATCAGCAACGTATTGACCTTCAAGAAGAGGCAAATTCGGACAAGGTTCGTGTGGCCGAGGAACGTATTCAGACCCAGC